TCTGGGGAAGTAGGTAAAAAAGGAATTAAAGTAGATCTAAAGCCAGGAGATATGTTAGTATATTCTGGTTGTGAGCTAGAACATTGGAGAAATAAATTTAAAGGTAAGGAATGCGTTCAAGTATTTCTTCATTATAATAATCGTAAAACACCAGGCGCTAGAGATAATATGTTTGACAAGCGTCCTCATTTAGGTCTTCCTTCTTGGTTTAAACGATGATATAATCCTTAGATGGAGGCAGGGCACCACCACATACCCCCTGTCTCCTTTTAAGGATTTATATTTATGTTTTTTGGCGGAACTTCATTTGCATCAGCACCTTTTGCAGACCCAGGATTTAATCCTAATGCATTAGCGATTGTATCAGGAATTAGACTTAATGAATCGACAGGCACCGTCGGTATTGTAGGAGACGCTTTAGTTCTACCTACTGGAAACAGGTTAAATTTAGCAATTGGTAATGTTCAAGTAGCAGATGTTATAGGTGTATCAGGAATTGCAACACAATTAGCAACAGGTTCTGTTACAGTCTCAGCCGCAGCTAATTTTGGTGTTACAGGACAAAGGGTTAATCTAACTACAGGAACAGTTAATGTTGCAGACGTAGTTGGTGTATCAGGAAACAGGCTTAATTTAGATACTAGTGATGTTACAACAATTGGAAAAGCAGTTGCTGCTGTTACGGGAAATAGGGTTAATTTAGACACAGGTTCTGTTACATTTGCATTTAAATATAGTGTTACCGGAAGTAGAGTAAATTTATCTACAGGGACAGTTAGTTTAACAGCTGATGCAAATGTTTCGACAACTGGAAACAGAATTAATTTAGATACAGGTGATGTATCTGTTGTTGCAAAAGCAAATGTATCTATTACAGGAAACGCAGTTGAAATAGCTGTAGGAGATGTCACTACAAAAGCAAATGCTACAGCAATTGTTACAACCAATAGACAAAATTTATCAACAGGAACAGTGACTGTTGTTGCAAAAGCAACTACTTTAGTAACAGGAAATCAATTAAATGTTGCTGATGGAACAGTTTTAATTAAAAAATGGGATGGTATTGTACCTGGAGCTGATATGACTTGGACTCCAGTGCAAACATCATTAGGATAAGATATGTATTTTGGAGGAAGCACATTTGCCGGAGCACCATTTGCCGATCCAGGTGGAGTTAGTATATTTGTTGCAATATCAGGAAATAGAGTTAATGTAAGCACAGGCACTGTTGGAATTAGTGCTTCTGCTAGAATATTACCAGGAGGCTCTGAGATAGAGATATCTGTAGGTAATGTAACTACAAAAGTTAATCAAACAGTACCTGTATCAGGGTACAGAATAAACCTTGCAACTGGTACCGTTTCTGTGATATCATGGAATCCGATAGTTCCAGGAGCAACAGGTACTTGGGTACCTATTGACCCGAATAATCCGTAGGAGAAATATATGGCATCAAGTACGTCAAGTGACTTAAAACTAGAATTAATTACCACAGGTGAGAAATCAGGAACCTGGGGCACTATTACAAACACGAATTTACAGATATTAGAACAAGCATCATCAGGATACTTATCACTTGCAGTAGGTTCAGGAGACGTAGCATTATCTTTAGCAAACCATGCTACAGCAAATGGTAAGAATTTATACTACAAATTAACTGGCACACTAGCTGGAAATAGAGCAGTTACTATGCCTGACTCTGCAGAAAGAGTCTTTATTGTAGAAGACGCTACAGCTAGATCATCTAGCAACTATACACTTACAATTAAAACTGTATCAGGAACAGGTGTTGCATTACCTATCGGATCAACAACAGTTCTATATTCTGATGGAACAAATATTACAGGAAAATTACAAACAAAAGGATACTACACACCAACTACTACATACACTACAGTTAATGGTGATCAAGTTTTGATAGATACTTCAGGGAGCGGTATTGGTACTGCAATTACAATTAATCTACCAGCATCACCTGCAGTAGGAAATGAAGTTACATTTATAGACAGCGGTAATAACCTTGCATCTAACAACTTAACAATCGGTAGAAACAGCTCTAATATTTTAGGTAGTGGTTCAGATTTAGTAGTTTCAGCTAATGGTTCTGCATTTACTTTAGTATATGTTAATGCAACTAGAGGCTGGGTTTACAAAGATAAAATATAGGGGCTAAATAATGGCTCTTCTTGATTTCCAATTCTTACCAGGAATTGACAAACAAAATACAACAGTAGGCGCTGAACAGCGTTGGGTTGACTGCGATAACGTAAGATTTAGATATATGCTACCAGAAAAAGTTGGTGGTTGGTCTTCATTAATTACAGATACTATTGTTGGTGTTGCAAGACGTGAATTTGCATTTGTTGATTTAGCAGGTAATAGATATGTTGCTATTGGAACAGACAAATTTCTACTTATTTATTTTGAAGGACAGCTTTATGATGTTACGCCTTTGAAAACTACATTAAGTTCTTGCACTCTTGCAACAACATCAGGTTCAGCAGTTTGTTCTATTACAAAAGCAAGTCATGACCTAGTAGCAGGTGATGTTATATTATTAGATAATGTAACTTTACCGGTAGGTACTGGTTATTCTAATTCAGATTTTGAAGATAAATTATTTCAAGTAACAAGTATTACAAGTTCAAGTGTATTTACAATTACACAAAGTTCTAATGCAACAGCAACAGTTTCAACAGGTGGTAGTTTAGAAGTTAAACCTTATGAAACAGTAGGTCCTGCAGCACAGTCATATGGTTATGGTTGGGGTACAGATACTTGGGGAGCAGGTAAATGGGGTGAAGCTTCTTCTGCAACCGATGTAACACTAGAACCTGGCTTATGGTCATTAAGTAATTTTGGTCAAGTGTTAGTTGCAACAGTTGCAAATGGTAAAACATTTACATGGAATGCTGGAGCAACAGATCCTTTAACTGTAAGAGCATCAACATCTACTTCAGGTTTTGCAACTACAAATAATCCAACTGCAACAAGGGTGACATTAGTATCGCCAACAACACGTCACTTAATTCATTTAGGAACTGAAACAACTATTGGCACACCGTCAACTCAAGATGATATGTTTATAAGATTTTCAGAACAAGAAGACATAAATGATTATACAGTAACTGCAATTAACTCTGCAGGTACACAAAGATTACAAGATGGTACAAAAATTATAGGTGCCTTAAAAGCAAAAGAATCAATTCTAGTTTGGACTGACAATGCATTGTACACGATGAAATTTATTGGTGCACCTTTTACCTTTGGATTTGAACAAGTTGGTACTAACTGTGGATTGATTGGTAAAAATGCAGCGGTTGAAATAGATGGTGTAGCCTATTGGATGTCTACAAATGGTTTTTTTGCATTTGATGGTACTGTTAAATCTCTACCTTGTACTGTTGAAGACTATATTTATGATCAAGCAGATACTACTAAAGGGCAACAAGTATATGCCGGTTTAAATAACCAGTATACAGAAGTAACTTGGTATTACCCATCAACAAACTCTGAGTATAATGATCAATACGTTATTTTTAACTATGGTGAAAGTAATAATAGATCGGGACCGGTTTGGTATATTGGAACTGAAGCTAGAACATCTTGGATTGATGCAACCGTATACCCCAACCCTATTGCAACTAAATTTAATGATAGCGCTACTGGAACATTTCCAATCATTGTTGGAGAATCAGGGCTCGGGCAAACTACTTTATTCGAACATGAAGTAGGTACAGATCAGGTAAACCCCGATGGTAGTACAACAACAGTTACATCGTTTATACAATCTTATGACTACGATCTACAACAAGCACAAAGAGGTCAGTCTTATTCTATAGCAGGTGATGTATTCCTAGCAGTTAGAAGATTCTTACCTGACTTTAAAGATCTTGCAGGTAATGCAAAAGTAACACTTGCAGTTAAAAGATATCCATCCGATTCACAAACAACAACAGCTTTGAGTCCATTTACAATTACTACTTCTACAGAAAAAAAAGATACAAGAGCAAGGGGTCGGTTTGTTAATATAAAAATAGAAAATGATAGTGCGTCAGAATCTTGGAGATTTGGAACTATGAGACTAGATATACAACCGGATGGTAGAAGATAATGGCTAAAATAGTAGCAAGATTACCAGAACCAAAAAAAGAATATGATGAGTCTAACCAAAAACAAATCAATAGATCTATTGCTATTATAGTCGAACAATTAAACTCTACGTTTTTAGATGAGTTGAAACAAGAGACGGAAAGATTTACTTGGTTTAAATCAGGAAATTAATATGGCAAATATATATAAAAACGCTAACTTTGACTTAAATTCAACATCAGTGAT